GAAAATTAATGGACGATTTGGAAATGATGGACATGATGGAACAGTTGGAGGAGGAAACGGGGGAGAAACAAATTCCGATCAAGCTAATCCTTCTTAAAGATGGCACTTATATTATTTCGCAAATAGAAGAAGTATTGGCAGACTATGGGATGCCTAATTGTAGATTAATTAAACCTCAACAAATATGTAAAGAAGTATCTACATATTGTAAAAACTTTCCCCAATACACTGATCAAGAAGAAATCATGATGTCTTCAGATTCCTTCTTGACAATTTGCGATCCTTCTAGTATGATGGAAGACATGTACCGCAAAGCCATTGGCGAATGAGATTTTATACTAATGTGCAATTGGTCGGAAATGACTTTTTGATTCGTGGATATGACAGGGGAAAAAGTTTCATGACACGGGAGAAATATTCTCCCACACTTTTTCTTGCATCAAATGAACCAACTGAATATAAAACTCTTGATGACATTTATGTAAAACCAATTCAACCTGGAACCGTTGGTGATTGTCGTGAGTTTTACAAAAAATATGAAGGTGTAGATAATTTTAAAATTTATGGCAACAACAGATTTATCTATCAGTATATTTCTGACAAATATCCTGAGGATGAAATCAAGTTTGACATTTCAAAAATTAAAATTTTTACAATTGACATTGAGGTTGCTTCAGAAAATGGTTTTCCTAATGTGAGGGATTGTGCTGAAGAACTTCTTACAATTTCAATTCAAAATTATGCTACCAAGCAAATTACTACTTGGGGTGTTAAACGTTTCTTAAACAAACAGAAGAACGTTGAGTACATCTATTGTTCTGATGAGCGAGATCTTATCAATAAATTCTTATACTTTTGGGAAAACAATTTTCCAGAAGTAATTACTGGTTGGAACTGCAATCTGTATGATATTCCATATCTTGCAGGAAGAATTGAACGTGTCTTTGATGAAAAGACTGCCAAACTTCTTTCTCCTTGGAAACTTCTGACTAGAAGTGAAGTTTTTATCTCTGGTAGAACACATATATGTTATGACATTGGGGGTATTACAGTTTTAGATTATCTTGATCTTTATAAGAAGTTTACTTATAAGGCACAGGAATCCTATCGTCTAGATCATATTGCTTTTGTTGAACTTGGGCAAAAGAAACTAGACCACTCTGAGTTTGAAACCTTCAAAGATTTTTATACTCAGGATTGGCAAAAGTTTGTAGAATATAACATCGTTGACGTGGAACTTGTTGACCGATTGGAAGACAAGATGAAACTTGTTGAACTTGCAATTACTATGGCATATGATGCTAAGGTTAATTACACTGATGTATTCTCACAAGTAAAAATGTGGGATAGTATTATCTACAATTATCTAAAGAAACAAGACATTGTAATTCCACCAAAGGTGGATGCAGTAAAGGATGCACAGTATGCTGGCGCATATGTAAAAGAACCGATTCCTGGTAAGTATGATTGGGTAGTGAGTTTTGACCTTAATTCTCTGTATCCTCATCTCATCATGCAATACAACATTTCACCAGAGACTTTGAAGGAGCATAGACATTCCACTGCAACTGTAGATAAGCTGTTGAATAAAGAGCTTGATCTTTCTGATCTTTGTGGTCAAACACTTTGTCCGAATGGTGCATTATTTGATACAAATCGTCAAGGGTTTCTTCCCAAATTAATGGATAAGATCTATCAGGAACGAACCATTTATAAAAAGAAGATGATTGCTGCACAGAAGGAATACGAAAAAACTCCCACTGATGTATTGAAGAAAGAGATTGCTCGCTGCAATAACATTCAGATGGCACGTAAGATTCAACTTAACTCTGCCTACGGTGCCATTGGTAATCAATACTTCAGGTATTATAAACTTGAAAATGCTGAAGCAATCACTCTATCTGGACAACTCTCAATTCGTTGGATTGAGAATAAAGTTAATAAATATTTCAATAAGGTTCTCAAAACAGACAACGTTGATTACGTGATTGCGGTAGATACTGATTCTATCTATCTCAATCTTGGCGGCTTTGTTAGTAAAATTTTTTCAGGTAAAAATCCAGACACAGACACAATCGTAAACTTCTTGGATAAAGTTTGCCAAAAAGAACTTGAACCTTACATTGATAAATCGTATCAAGAACTTGCAACCTATGTAAATGCTTTTGAACAAAAAATGTTTATGAAGCGTGAAACAATTGCTGATCGTGGTATTTGGACTGCCAAAAAAAGATACATTTTGAATGTATGGGACAGTGAAGGTGTTCGCTTCTCAGAACCTAAACTGAAAATCATGGGTCTTGAGGCTATCAAATCATCAACACCAGCAGCCTGCAGAACTAAAATTAAAGAAGCACTCAAATTGATTATGACATCTACTGAAGATGATGTGATACAATTTATTCAACAATTTAAAAAAGAGTTTCCATCTTTACCTATTGATCAAATTTCTTTTCCAAGAACTGTAAGTGATGTTGAGAAGTGGAAATGCTCTAATAGCATTTATAAAAAATCAACACCCATACATGTAAGAGGTGCATTGTTATTTAATTATTATGTTAAGAAAAATAATCTTACTAATAAGTATGCATTGATTAATAATGGAGAAAAAATTAAATTTATTTTTCTGAAGAAACAAAATCCAATCAGAGAAAATGTTATTACGTTCATTCAAGAATTCCCTAAAGAATTGGGATTGAATGAATATATCGATTATTCTATGCAATTTGACAAATCGTTCATGGATCCGCTAAAATCGATATTGGATTGTATTGGCTGGAAATCTAAAAAAACAGGATCATTAGAAAACTTTTTTGCTTAGGAGAATTTATGGAATTTTTAGCAGATATTATAAAAGAGATTGGTGATGATTACACCAAGCTAGCATCAGATATTGATGAGACTGAGACTTATGTTGACACAGGTTCGTACATTTTTAATGCACTGGTTTCAGGTAGCATATTTGGTGGTGTATCTGGGAATAAGATTACTGCTATTGCTGGAGAGTCTAGTACTGGAAAGACTTTTTTCTCTCTCGCAGTGGTTAAGAACTTTCTTGATACTAATCCCGATGGTTATTGTCTCTACTTTGATACTGAAGCTGCTATTACCAAATCACTTGTAGAATCCCGTGGAATTGATACTTCTCGGTTTGTCGTGGTTAATGTTGTTACTATAGAAGAGTTTCGTAGTAAAGCACTTAAGGCAGTTGATATTTACTTAAAAAAACCTGTAGATGAACGCAAACCATGTATGTTTGTGCTAGACTCTCTTGGTATGCTCTCAACTGAAAAAGAAATTACCGATGCACTCAACGATAAACAAGTTCGTGACATGACCAAATCACAACTTGTTAAGGGGGCTTTCAGAATGTTGACACTCAAGTTGGGACAAGCTAACATTCCAATGATTGTTACAAATCACACTTATGATGTCATCGGTGCTTATGTTCCTACTAAGGAGATGGGTGGTGGTAGTGGTCTTAAGTATGCCGCTTCTTCTATCATATATCTCAGTAAAAAGAAAGAGAAGGATGGAACAGAAGTGGTCGGAAACATTATCAAGGCAAAGACTGCTAAATCGCGTTTAAGTAAGGAGAATAAGAATGTTGAAGTCCGTCTTTATTATGATGAGCGCGGTCTTGATCGTTACTATGGTCTTTTGGAACTTGGTGAACTTGGTGGACTCTGGAAAAATGTAGCAGGGCGTTATGAAATGGATGGTAAAAAAATCTATGCCAAACAAATTTTGGCTGAACCTGAAAAATACTTTACTCCAGATGTAATGCAAGCACTTGATGAAATTGCAAACACAGAATTTTCTTATGGATAAGATTGAAACAACTATTCTCAAAAATTTAATTTTTAATGAAGAGTATTGTAGAAAGGTTATTCCTTTTATTAAACCTGAATATTTTGGTGAAAAAATTGAGAGGGTTGTTTTTGAAGAAATAGCTAAATTTTTATCTCAATATGAAAATTTAGCTACCAAAGAAATTCTTTTTATTGAAGTAGATAATCGTCGGGATTTAAGTGAATCTGAGAGTAAAGATATTGTTACTCTTATTGATAATTTGAATCCTGATGAAACTAGCCTTGACTGGTTAGTTAATACTACAGAAAAATGGTGCCGTGATCGTGCTATCTATTTGGCACTCATGGAATCCATTCATATTGCTGATGATGATAGTGGAAAGAAAAGTAAAGATTCTATTCCACATATTCTTAGTGAAGCATTAAATGTATCATTTGACCACAATGTTGGTCACGACTATATTCAAAACTATGAAGAGCGTTATGATTTCTACCATCGACAAGAGGATAAAATTCCCTTTGATCTTGAATACTTTAACAAAATTACGAAAGGTGGGATCCCTAACAAAACTCTTAACATCGCTCTTGCTGGTACGGGTGTCGGCAAATCTCTATTCATGTGCCATGTGGCTAGCTCCATCCTGCTCCAGGGACGGAACGTTTTGTACATTACGATGGAAATGGCGGAAGAACGCATTGCTGAAAGAATTGACTCAAACCTTTTGAACATTAATATTAAAGATTTACAAGATCTTTCTAAACCGATGTTTGAGTCTAAGATTACTGCAATATCTAAAAAGACTCAAGGTAAACTTATTATTAAAGAATATCCAACTGCTTCAGCACATGTGGGACATTTTAAAACTCTTTTGAATGAATTAAGCATGAAGAAAAGTTTTAAACCAGATATTATCTTTGTAGATTATCTTAATATTTGTGCATCATCTAGATATAAAGGAAGTGTCGTAAATAGTTACACATATGTTAAGGCTATTGCTGAAGAGCTTCGTGGTCTTGCAGTGGAGTGTAATGTTCCAATTGTCTCGGCTACCCAAACTACTCGCTCAGGTTATGGGTCTTCTGATGTTGAACTTACTGATACTAGTGAGTCCTTTGGTCTCCCTGCTACTGCTGATCTTATGTTTGCCCTTATTAGCACAGAAGAGTTGGAACAACTTGGGCAGATTATGGTAAAGCAATTGAAAAATCGATACAATGATCCAACAATGAATAAAAGATTTATGGTTGGAATTGATCGTGCAAAAATGCGTCTCTATGATGTTGAGCAGTCAGCACAGAAAGATCTGGTTGACAGCGGACAAGAAGAGGAGTATAATAGTA